GGTCGCCTCATTGAAATGGCACTTACAATTGCTTATGATGCTAAAGTAAATTATGATGACATCTTTGCACAAGTTCGTATGTGGGATACGATTGTTCATAACTATCTTTTCCATAAAAAAGTTGTTGTGCCGCCAAAGTTTGTATCTAAAAAGAATCAAGCTTATGAAGGCGCTTATGTTAAAGACCCACAGATTGGCCTATTTAAATGGGTTGTATCGTTTGACTTAAACTCACTTTATCCACATTTAATGATGCAATACAATATTGCACCAGATTCTATTGTTGAACCAAAAGATTACACTCCAAAAATGAGAGATATAATTGCACAAGGAGTCACAGTAGAAAAACTATTACAACAACAAATTGATTTAAATGAATTAAACGGTGTCACTCTTACACCAAATGGTCAATTCTTTAGAACAAACAAACAAGGTTTCTTACCTGAGATTTTAGAAAAGATGTATAATGACCGAACAAAATATAAGAATGCTATGTTGGATGCCAAAAAGAAATATGAAACAGCTACAACACCAGATGCTAAAAAAGAATATGGTGCGTTAATATCTCGGTATGCCAACCTACAACTCACTAAAAAAGAATGTTTAAATTCTGCTTATGGTGCTTTGGGTTCTGAATATTTCCGATTCTTTGATATTCGCCAAGCTGAAGGTATTACCATGGCTGGTCAATTAAGTATTCAATGGATTGAAAGAAAATTAAATGAATACCTCAATAAATTATTAAAGACTGATAATAAAGATTTTGTAATTGCGATAGATACTGATTCAGTTTATCTTAATCTTGAACCGTTAGTTAATTCTGTTTTCAAAGATACAAGTGATACTAACAAGATTATTGCTTTTATGGATAAAATCTGTGAAGAAAAGTTTCAACCATTTATTGATAAATCATATCAAGAGTTGGCAGATTATATTCATGCTTACGACCAAAAGATGAAAATGAAGCGTGAGAATTTGGCAGACAAAGCTATCTGGACAGCCAAAAAACGATATATTATGAATGTATATAATTCAGAAGGTGTTCAGTATGCTGAACCACAAATTAAAATTACTGGACTTGAAGCAATTAAATCATCAACACCAACGGCTTGCCGAGATAAAATTAAAGAAGCTTTACATATTATTATGACAGGTAATGAAAGTCAATTGCATACAATGATTGAAAACTTCCGTGATGAATTTAGAAAGATGTCAGTTGAAGATATTGCTTTTCCACGGTCTATGAATGGGTTAAGTGAATATAAAGATTCTAAACATATATGGGCTAAAGGCACACCAATTCATGTTCGTGGCGCTTTGGTCTATAACTATATGCTTGACCAACTGAACATATCTAAACAATATCAAAAGATTCAAGACGGTGAAAAGATTAAATTTATCTATTTGCGTGAACCAAATATTTTTAAGACTGACATCATTTCATTTGTAAGTAAAATGCCTGATGAATTTCGTGTTGGTGAGTTTATTGATTATGAAACGCAGTTCCAAAAGTCTTTTATTGACCCATTACAAATTATTTTAACATGTATTGGTTGGAATGCTGAGAGAACAAGTTCGTTGGAGAATTTTTTTGGATAAAATATATTATGAGTTATGTTTATTTAATATTAGATAAAAAATCTGAAGCTGTTAAGATTGGAAAAGCAAACAATGTTGATGAAAGGTTTTCTTCATTACAAACTGGAAATCCTAATGAATTGATTATCTTACATCAAATTAAATGTGATTCAGAAGATTTAGCATTCATTTTAGAAAAAGATTATCATAATAAATTTAGTCATCTTAGTTTACGGGGTGAATGGTTCAAATATGATAAAGAAGCATTCCAAAACTTTTTTATTGAAGAAATCAATTTTAAAATGAAACAAAAAAGAAAACCATTAATTAATCAAACTTTATTTGGTGAAGAAATGGTTCTTTTTGACATTAATAAACATCCTCGGTGTTATTTTTATCCACAACATGTAGCACAAATTTACGATAGTTATGAAGAAGCAGAAAGATTAACTGTTCCTTTTAGAGCTATGGAATATCCAACACATGGCAAATCATTACTCTTACCTTATTCAAATAAAATAAACAGAGTTTTTATCTCTGCTAAAAAGCATGAAGAAAATATGGAATTAAAAAGATTTAAAAAATTACAGGAAAAAACATCAAGCTTGGAGAGTTTCTTTGACTGATATACGAATTATTAAAACAGGTATTAATGTTTCTAAAATCAAAAAGCAACTTGAAGAATTTGCTGATGATTGGAATGGACAAAAAAGTGTGGCAAACACAAGTCAATTAGACCCACACGAATATATTATTAAAGCTGGCGTATTACAATTAGTTATGGGTGCAGTTAATCACCCAAACGAATTTGTTTATAATACCGAATTGTGTGTGCAAACACCAGCCTATGAACATCATACTGAAATTATTCGTTTTCTTAAAAGACATTTTCATAAATTTAGTCGATGTGGTTTCCTATCGTTACCTGTTGGTGAAATAGTAGGCACACATATTGACCAAGGCAGTTATTACTTAACCAAAGATAGATACCATCTTTCCATACAAGGCCGATATAAGTACCATTGTGGCGATGACGAAGTGATTGTAGAACCAGGCACACTTCTTTGGTTTAATAATAAAAAGCCGCATGGTGCCGTAAATGTTGGTGATGAAATAAGAATCACTTTTGTATTTGATGTGCCTCATCATAAAAATAATCCATAACGGTAAATAATAATAAAACACTTGACATACACACTTGATATACTGTATAATACGATATAAACACTTGAGGAGTTTGCATGAGCATACTAGATAAATTAAAAAAGAATTCTACTATCAAAGAGAGTTCTATCCTTTCCAAATCAAAGTTCTTCACCGAAAAAGATATGATTCCTACCGATGTGCCAATGGTGAATGTAGCACTATCGGGTCGTCTTGATGGCGGTTTAACACCAGGACTTACAATGTGGGCTGGTCCATCCAAACACTTTAAGACAGCATTCAGTTTGCTTATGGCAAAATCTTATATGGACAAATATCCAGATGCTGTTCTTTTATTTTATGATTCAGAATTTGGTACGCCAGTAAAATATTTTGAAACTTTTCAGATTGATATGGAAAGAGTGTTACATACACCATTGACTGATATTGAACAATTGAAGTTTGATATTATGCAACAACTACAAGAAGTTAATCGTGGCGATAAACTAATTATTGTGTTAGATTCAATTGGTAATTTAGCATCTAAAAAAGAAGTTGAAGATGCTCTTGAAGGCAAATCTGTGGCAGATATGTCACGAGCAAAACAAGTTAAATCATTATTTAGAATGATTACATCACACTTAAATCTAAAAGATATTCCAATGGTTGTAGTAAATCATACTTACAAAGAAATTGGTATGTTTCCTAAAGATATTGTTGGTGGTGGCACAGGTTCTTATTACTCTGCCGATAACATCTATATCATTGGCCGCCAACAAGAAAAAGACGGTACAGAGATTGTGGGTTATAACTTTATTATCAATGTAGAAAAATCAAGATATGTAAAAGAAAAAGCGAAGATACCAATTACTGTTTCATTTGAAGGCGGTATTCAAAAATATTCTGGCCTTATAGATATTGCAATTGAGGGTGGGTTTATTTCTAAACCAAGTCCTGGTTGGTATGCAAAAATATACCAGCGCTCATCGATTGACCACAAGGCCGGTGAGATTGGTGATCGTGTTCGTTTTGAAGCTACACAAACAGAAGAATTTTGGAAAGACCTGCTCAATAATAATGACTTTAAGGAATATGTAAAGAAAAAATATGAAATCGCTTATAGTAGCATTATGGGAGAAAATACAGAATCCCCTGTGGTGGAAACAGAAGATGAAGAAATATAAAGAAGGTATTGATTACCAATTTATAGACTTAAACAATTCAGAGTTTACAGGTATTGGACTTCTTATAGATGAATACAAAGGAGTTCTTTATCATTATCACAAAGCAAGAGTTGTAGAAGAAGGTGAAATTGCCAGATTACAGTTTGGTTATACCATTGTAAATCCAGGTGAACACAACATTGACACCTTGACAAATGATGAAAAATTTCATACCATTATGGGTGACATCTTATCAGAAATATTACTAACAAAGCAAACATACGATGAACAGACTAGAACAAACGATACTCAAGAACCTGATTTACAATGATGAATACACACGAAAAGTTTTACCATTTATTCGTGCAGAGTATTTTTCAGATAACAATGAGCGTTTAGTATTCCGTGAAGTATTTGAATTTATTCACAAATATAAAAATTCACCAACACACGAAGCTCTTGTAATTAATTTCACAGAAAAGAAAACACTTACAGAAGCTGAAGTATCTGGTGCAATTAACCTTCTCAAAGAAATTAACCTTGTTAAGAATGAACCAACTGAAACACAATGGCTCATTGAACAAACTGAAAGGTTTTGCCAAGACAAAGCTATCTATAATGCCATCATGGAATCTGTTAGTATCCTTGATGATAAAAATGGTAAAAAATCTAAAGGTGAAATTCCCAAATTATTGAGTGATGCTCTAGGTGTTACATTCAATAACAATGTTGGTCATGATTATATCAATGATTCAGATGCTCGTTATGATTCATATCATCAAGTTGAATCTCGTGTTCGGTTTGATCTAGATTTATTCAATAAGATTACCAAAGGTGGTCTTCCAGTTAAAACATTAAATATTGTTTTGGCAGGAACTGGTGTTGGTAAATCTTTGTTTATGTGTCATATGTCAGCGGCAACTCTTGCACAAGGTTTAAATGTATTGTATATTACAATGGAAATGGCCGAAGAAAAGATTGCAGAGCGTATTGATGCTAATTTGCTAAACATTAATCTAAATGAACTTCATACTTTATCTAAATCTGATTATAGTCGTAAATTTGAAACAGTAAAAGCAAAGACTGATGGTAAATTAATTATCAAAGAAT